ACTGCTGGCTCTTTGAAGCACATTGAAGTGGGGGCTGTCGGCAATGCTGTTACTGGATATCCCGCTGATGCCGCGATCTATGTGACCTCAAACGCTGTATTCGCAAGCGGTTGGAAATACACGCAGAGCAGCAAGTTGGCGACACGTTATGCTGGCGAGGCGGGCCAACACCAATGGTTCACCGCCCCCTCCGGCACCGCAGGCAACGCGATCACCTTCACGCAGGCTATGACGCTGGATGCGAGTGGGAATTTGGGGATTGGGACGAGTTCTCCTGCGAAGAAGCTACACGTCAGCAGCGGCGCAGACGACGAAGTGGCAAGATTTGAGGGAACAGGCAGCCCTTACATTTCGCTCTATGACAGCGGCGTGAGACAGGCATACCTATTTGCTGCGGCGTCACAAGTCATACTGGCGGCGGAAGCAAGTAAACCGCTAGCCCTTGAAGCTGGTGGGGCAGAACGCGTCCGCATCGGCACCGCAGGCCAGATCGGCATTGCCGGGGCAAACTACGGCACGTCTGGCCAAGTGCTGACATCTGGCGGCTCCGGCGCTGCTCCGAGTTGGGCAACTCCAAATAATTACACCCTTCTTGGGACGCTCACTACAACCAGCGGCGCATCGCAAACCTTGTCTGGTCTAAGCCTTACAGGTTATTCAATTCTGTATTTGATTGTGCATAACGTCTCTGTCGTCAATACCGGGCGGATAGACCTAAACGGCATTAGAGTTACTCCTGATGTTGCTACGACAAGTGGTTTGAGCGGCATTATCCAGATAGATTTGGCTTCCGGTGTCGGAGTAAGCACTACGGATCAGCTGTTAGTAACTGGTACACCGCCCCTTTCGGCAGGTGCGTCAGAATCATACAGTTTTCGAGGCACAATAACTACCGCCACAACAAGCATTACGGTGGCTAGTGGCAACACTTTTGACAACGGCTCTATCCGTGTCTATGGGGTAAAATAAAATGGACTACTTCGAGGTCATCATTGACGCAAGCACGGGTGAACAGACGATCCGGCCTTACACCGAGGAGGAAGTCGCTGCTCTTGCAGTAAGTGCAGCAATCAGCGTCAGGTCGGTAAGAAACAGGCTTTTGGCGGCGAGCGACTGGACGCAAGTGGCAGATGCTACGGCAGATAAGATCGCGTGGGCCGCATACCGACAAGAACTGCGCGACATCACGGCGCAATCTGGCTTCCCGCATTCGGTGACTTGGCCGACCAAGCCGGAGTAAGCCATGACCCCCGAGATGCTCTGGAGCGCCGTCTTATCTGGCACCTTGGCCTTCTTTGCTTGGGTGCTGAGAACCCATGCCGAGGAAGTGAAACGCCTGCAAATCCTGTTGAACAGGACGCGAGAGGACTACGCCACCAAGGCCGATTTGCACTCCGACATCAATAGGGTGCTGTCGCGTCTGGACTTGATGGAAAAGAAGATCGACAGGCTGATTGAGAAGGGCATCAAATGAGACTAATCCTTGTCCTCTTGGTCGCCGGATGCGGCCCTGTTACTGTGTCCTCGGTGGCTTACACAACGGCCTGCCCCAAGGGAGACCGCCAGTGCGAGATACGACAGAACGCGGAAACGCTTTACTACATGGCAATGCCAGATGCAGCAAACGAGCTTTTGTGTTCTGGCGATACGCGGGATGTTATGGGGGCGCTCTGCTCTATCTACTAACAGCCACGGCTAACGCCCAAGTCACGGGCGATCTGAACACCAACAGCGGTAACACCAACTCAACTATCGACAGCAACAACGTCTCCACTAGTGAGACAAGAAACTACAACGGCGCAGGCTCGTCTCCGTTTTCTACGCCCGTGCCAACAGCCGCAGCTCCGACAGTCATGGGCGGCGGTGGCAACGATAGCTGCCTGATCCCGAAGCAACAGGCTTTCCAAATCAGCATCTTTGGCCGCGCCGAGGGCAGCATGGAGCAAGACCCTGAATGCAATCGTCGCAAGGATGCAAGGCTTCTTGGTACACCGCAGGAACAAGGCGGTCTTGGCCTACAGGTCAGTGGCATCTCTGTTATGTGCGACAACCCTGCAATTTACAAAGCTATGGCTTTGGCATCGACGCCATGTCCAATTTATTCCATTGAGAGTGGCAAACTTTTGGTAGGCCGTGAGGGTTACATGGCTATGCGTGACAATCCGCATGTTTATGTGGTAGGATATGCTCAAGATCAGTCCTTTTGGGACACATTCTTGCACATAGGGGAGGAGCTTCCTGATGTTTTGCCTCAAGAAAACAGTGGCCCTACTTTGTCTGAGCGTTTCCGCCGCTCACGCAGAGCCAACGATGAACAACCTTCAGGGGTCAGCACAGACAATCCTTGATCAACTTTCCGCAGCGCAAGACTTGTCTATCGGCGCAATCTATAGCGCAGGACAAGGAGACATTCTTGCTCCCGGCGTAATGCAAACTGCAATTGTCACGGAACAGATGCGCCTTGACTACAATGCTGATGTGCAGGGGGTGATCGACGCGACATACTATAACGCCGAACTTCTGTTTCAGGATAACTACGTCGCAACGATGGCAAATCTCGATACAGCTGTCGATAACCTCGTTGCCGCGACTGCGGTTTTGATGGAAGTTCAGGCCGTGGCTAACATGGCCGCTAACGCCGATACTGTTCAGGAACAGATGGCAGTGCAAGCCGTATTGTCCAACAACGACATGACCATCACGGCTGCGGATGTGAGCAACTACAACAACGCTCTCGGTGCTGTGCAAACCTACGCCCGCGATGCTGGTGCGTTTTTAGCTGCCTCGCGCAACACGACCATGACCGGAACAGTGGATGCCTACGCGGCCAACAGCGGCACCAGCCTCTACGGCGCGACGGTGGCCTACTCTGCCACGGCTGACATTATGAACATCTCCGCGACCAACGTCTTCGGCATCGGCCTGCAAGGGCTGCTTGGCGCTGACACTGTGACGCTGGCTGATGTGTATGCGGCAGGCTACGGTTCGTGAGCGAGGAGGCTGAAACCAACGGCCTGCGGATCGCTGGCTTTGACGTAAAGGGCTGGTGGTTCGCTGCTGCTGTGCCTCTCTTGTCGGCAATCAGCGGCACGATTTACTACGGCTATGATGTGGTCAATCGGTTCTGGGGCGTGGAGGAAAGCGTTGCCGAAGTTCTGGATGTGGTCAGCCGGGTGCAAACCCTTGAGCAAGCAATCCAAGACAACGATGTGCGCGGCCTTGCACCGAAGCTGTCGGCAATCTCGACCCAGATGGGGACGATCCTTGAGCAGCAGAAAGAGTTAATGGACCTGCGGTCTATGGTGGAGAAGTCAGACAGCGTGACTAGCGGCATTGATGGCAAGCTAGAAAAGTATGACGCTGAGATCGAAGACCTCTGGAAAGCAATGGACGACTTGATAAGGAACCCGATGCAATGAGGATGGAATACTTTGTCTGGGCGGCTTTCGTCGCCATACTCGCCGCGATTGTTTATTTAGCGGGGGATGGTTTCTATCGCTACCCATGCCAAGACCCGGCTAACTGGTCTGCTTTGGAATGCACCCCACCCATCTGTCTCCGCACTGGCATGTGCGCGGACGCACTGACAGGAGGCAACTGATGTCTAGCAATAACGATCCTGATGTAATGGAAGCCAAGCTTCGCTACACCGTTGGCATTTCTTTAGTGGTTATTCTCGGCGGTATCATTGGAGCGGTGCTGTTTAGCCTAATCTTTGTGACCCAGCCTATGGGAGAGTCGAGCGAAAATGATCGGCGCTTTTTTGAGCTACTCAGCCCCATTGCTGCGTTCATCGTTGGTGCGCTGGGTGGCGTAATGGCAGCGGGTAATGGCAAGCAACGTGGTGGCAACAATGATGAGCCTCCAACACAGGAGTATACAGAATGATTGGGATGAAAATCATCGGCGCTTTGATTGGGCGCAAAGCTAAAGAAAAAGTGGTCGATGCTGTTCTTGATAAAGTGAACCTGCCCGATCCAGTAGAAACTGCAATCAAAGTTGCCGCCACTGGCAACGTTGGTGATTTGCTTGGCGGCATGGGCAAGGACATGGCGCAGGAAGCTGTGCTTGGCGCGGTCACTAAGAAGGTTCCGATCAAGAGACCAAAGAAATGAAGTGGCTGTCCCTGCTTTTATTGACGGCTGCGCCTGCTCATGCTTATGAAATCACCCGTGTCATTGACGGCGATACCGTGGAGATTGCGGTGGATTTTCTTCCGTCGCCCCTGCCGCCTAAGCTGTCAATCAGGGTCATCGGCATCGACACTCCAGAGAAAGCACCTCGCGCTCAATGCGATGCGGAAGCAGCTTTGGCTAAGAAAGCCAGCGCCTTTACAAAAGACGCGGTTGCCAATGCGCTTGAGGTCGATGTGAAAATACTCAAGTGGGACAAGTACGGCGGCAGAGTCTTGGGTGAAGTTTATCTAGACCACCAGAGCCTAGCCCAAAGCTTAATCTCTGCTGGTCTTGCCCGTCCCTATAAGGGTGACGCTAAGCAATCATGGTGTGAATAGGAGATAGACGATGAGTCTAAT